GCTCCTGATCCTGTACCATCATCAACTTCTTCATTGGCAAACTTACTTGCTGCTACAAAACTAAATAAATCTAAATTACTGTCTGTTATATGATTGCCTAATCCATAGCGAGTGTTAGTAAGTAAATCAAGCAAACACATTGCAGGGCAGTTAGTGTAAGTAGCTGCACCCATTACCCCATTAAATATGTAACCGTCTGGATAAACTATTCTGCCAGTTGCATTGTCAACAGTAGGAGTACCAGAACTAGATGCACCTGCTCCAGGTATTCTTACTTTTACTCCTCTTATCCGATACTTTCTTGTAGGCAGACGATTGAAAGTTTTACTGTCAAGCCTTAAAGCAACATAGGCACTATTAGCATAAGTTGAATTATTATCTATGACTTCTTGAATACTTGTAAACTGGAAAGCATTTACTCTATTTGAATCTGTGCTATCTGCTGTAACTCGAACCACTCGTATATCTACAGGGAAATCTCCAGTAAAAGTTATTCTATGATCTCTCGCATAAGCATCTGCTGTTCTACCACTGACAGAAGTACTTATGACGTCAGTAAAACCTCCAGAGTTGTATTGTACTTGTATCTTATATTCAACTGTATCTCCAAAGACATCACCATCGTCAGCAAGAAACTGTATTTGAGGCCAAGTTAAAGTTACTATTACAGCATCTACATCTGTATTTGTAATTTGCCTTGTAACAGGAGCAGATGTGGTTACAGTAACCCCAACACCCGTAGGTGATCTGCTCTCCGCAGGAATACCACTCATCGCAGTTTGGTTTGACGTTCCAAATTTAGATTTAAAAGTTACGTCTTGAAAGTTAAAGTCAGTATTGGCAGGACTAGAACTTGTAGCTGTAGCCTTCAATATTGGAGTGTCATCAAGAAAAACATCTTTTAAACTTGCATTGTCATAAGCTGTAGTTCCTTTTGTAAGTCCTTCCTTTGAGGCTGAAGCAAAACCCTCTATTTCACCTTCAGATATTAAGTCTTGAACAGTAGCAAACGCTCTGCTATGTAAAGTATCTGGAGCACGATAAGGAGGAGGTGGCTCTTTAGGTCCAAATAAGAAATTAAAAAAAGCACCTCTGATTATTTTAGGTTTATCTGTCATGCGTCTACCTGATTAGTGTCAACTGCTGCACTTATTACAACACTTCCTGTAAATATTTCACCATAAACTATTGGAACTGAAGTTCCAGCACGAGATGTATTTTGTACTCCACCAAAATTAAATGATAATTGTGGGTCACCTTCGTCAAATTTGGGCTTTTCATCAGGAAACAGCATTTGACTTACACCTTGTAGAGCTAAAGCTATTCCTATATTTCCTAAAAATGCTGTTGTTCCTCCTAGAAATCCTACACCTGTAAAACCACCAGCCGTAAAAGTTGCTCCTCCTGATGCAATTCCAATACCGATTAATACTGCACCTAAAATAAATCTTCTAGCTCCTGATCCTGCTCCACTTATAACTGGTATAAAATGTATATCTTCTTGTCCAATAGGATAACCAACTTCATCTTTATCAATATCATAATTACCAACTTTTACTTGATAATACTGTGGACTCATGTGTTCTTCCAAATTAGGAAAGTTATGTATTAAAAAACTTACAGCCTGTGCAACGCTACTAACTTTTACCTCAAACTCTTTGTGTCCAACAAACTCTGCTAATTTTCCATATAGTTTTACTTTACGAAGCATAACGATACCTACCTCCTGTACATTTTAACAACCATTCAGAATAAGGTTCTTTACATGACAGTCTATCCGTTAAATGGTGTAATACATCTCCATCTAAAAATATCGCTACATGATTTAAACCATTACATAAAATAGACATGAATAATAAATCACCATTCTCTAACTTCTCTTCTTTTCTTAATTGTCTAAAACCAGTTCTCCATGCACATCTTTCAAACATAGGATCTTTATAAAACTCTTCTGGTGTTATAGGTCGTTCCCAATCTCTTAACTGAATACCTTTTTCTTCCTTGTACCAATCTCTTACTAAGCTCCAACAATCAGTTACACCCCACACCCATTGCCTTCCTAATATTGGTGCTTTATATCCTGATGGTTCTAAATATCCCCATTGTTCTGTTTTGGGATTAACTATATGCCACGGAAGTCCACTTTGCTCACAACTGATTTTATCTGCCTGACTTGCAATAGGAGGAGTTACAGGATGACTATGAACTACAGCTACGATCTCACCTGTCTTATCTGCTCTAACGTAATCTTCTGGGTCTAGAATAAAACATTGATGATCTGTTAGTGAAAGGTTGCGACAAGGAAAATACCTTTCTTTACCTTTTACATTTAGTAACAATCCAAC